TACGTACTCGAAGTTTTCCTCTGTGAATACGCCGTCAGAGAAATACGCCGGCCGATCTGGATAGTAGACCCATGCGTTTTCGGCGTTGTATGGCTTGGCTGACATTCGGACGTATACCGATGCGGCCGATACTTCGACTCGTGCGTCTACCAGGCCGGCTGCGTTAATCTCAAGCGCTAGGGTAGTAATCTCGCCTAGCAGGTCTGTTTCTTTTTGGGTTGCCATTTGGTGCCTCCTTGGATTTGAACCGAATTTACATCAGAATTCGGCTCATGGTCAATCTATTTGCAAGACTATTTGAATGAGTGCAGACGCAGCCACGATTGGAACCTGTCCGTTTCCAGAGGCGCGTATTCGGTCCATCCTTGAGGCCATCCCATTAGCCATTCCTGATTCTCCGGGGTAACTATGCCAAACACCTGTTTGTAAGCCCTGCATGCCGGCCACTTCTGCATTGATACCGCGCAGTAATTCCCTTGGGTCGTCGGCGTATGCAAGAACCCAATGTCTTGCCCGAATGTGGTCTGCGCCCACGTCTTGCGCGCTGAGAGATAGCGCCCTAGCTTTGTAGCCCATCGACTCGAGGTCGTCAGCAGCAGCGTTGATTGCTTTTGGCGATACGTTCTCGGCATAGACAAACCTGGGAGCGACATCTGAAACGATTCGTCGCATCTCCGGCCAAAGGTCGTCAGCATTGTTCCGACCAGATGCCGCCGTGCTGAAGGCCTGGCATGGAAACCCGCCAGATACGATGTCAACAATTCCTTCCCATTCTCTGCCGTCAAAAGTCCGCACGTCATCCCAGATTGGGAATGGTTGAAGGCTTCCGTCGTTTTGTCTTGCGCAGAGTATGCGGCGTGCGTTTTCGTTGAATTCGACGGCGCAGACTGTGTTCCATCCAAGCACGTGACTGGCAAGCAACCCTCCACCAGCGCCTGCGAATAAAGCCAGCTCATTCATAACCCCTCCTGTTTGTATGTATGGATTGTATATGGCTGGCGATAGGCGTCAACTGTTTTCCGGAGAACTGTTACCTGCGCATGCGGGCTGGGAGGAATACGCCTCCAGCAGCCTTCAGCTTCATCACAGGCTCAAGCGCGTAACGAATGGCGTCGATGTAGTGGTTCCAGTCGTCCACGATCACAGGCAGGATGTCACCGGATAGGCGGTCAACCTTGTAGCCGTATTTCCTGAACTCTTCCTGCACCTTGACGCAACGGGTGTGAATCACTACTTCCTGGTAGCTCTTGATGTGTTCTACGCCATCTTCTACGCTGCCTTTACCCTTTGTAACGCCTTCGATGCGCGGCATCCCATGGCGCTTCAGATAGCTTATAGACTCAGGTCGCGCACAGTCGGCACGAACGGCATGCTCAGCGAATCCAGGCACGCGCTCATTGACGTATGCGGCTGTGTCGTCAAGCTCAAGGCCGATGCGTCCCGCTTCGTACTCGATGTAAAGCCTGTCGTCAAAGATCCAGCACTTGACGGCGGCTGTAGGGTCTTGAGCAAACCCGAAGTCGAGTCCGTTATAAGGGCCATCCCAGTCAGGTCCAGGCTCAAAGTCCGCGATACGTGACTTGCCGGCGAACACTTGAGCATCGGTACGGCTAAGGTAATCGCCTTCCCAGATGTGTGCGTAGGTCGCGCTATCCATGGTCTTGAGTGCATGCAGGCGCTGCTCTTCAAGCTCAAGCGGAAACCACGGATTGTCGGAATAGTTCATTTCCACGATGCAGGATCGCGGCGGCGTGTTCTTTACGAAGCGATGGTCTACAGGGCTGCCGTCAAGGCGCGGGTTCCACACGACCCATATCTCTGAGCCTGGGGCGCGTATCGTTGGCTCTAGGGCTTGCCAGGAGGCTTCAGGGACGTCCTCAGCCTCTTCAACGATACACAGGTCGATCTGAGCCAGAGACTTGATAGAGCCGATATTGTGGCGCAGGCCTTTGAACATGAACTCAGTCCCATTCTTTCCGCGCAAGTAGTCAACGCCAACGTCATACGCAGCCTCAAGCCATGGCTCGGATGCAATGGCATTCTTTAGTTCGGCGTGGAATGACTCTTTGATCGACGCCTGGAGTTCGCGAGTGCAGAGTATGCGCAGCGGCTCAATGACGCCCCAGATCGCGGCCATCTTAGCGAATGAAAAGGATTTACCCGACCCTCGGCCACCTCTTGCGCCACGATAGCGAACAGATCCGCGAGGATGCTTGAATACCTCCAGCATCTTAGGAGGCAGACGGATTTGCGCCGTGCTCATTCCTTACCCGCTACTAGCTCAATGCGCGTAGGCGTCATGGTCCCATCGCTGGAATGCTTAACCTCTTGTTTGTCAACAAGGCCAAGATCCCTGGCAATGAGCGTCGAGTTCATCAGGCCGGCAACTGCACGCTCGAATTTATATGTGCGCATGCGGGCCTCAACCTCTTCGCAAACAAGGTCGAACTCTTCATCTTCTGACTTGCGGTAGTTCTGCCATGTGTGGCGATGGATGCCAAGGAAGGTACACAGCGCAACAATCGAAGGTGCGCGCGGCTTAGGGATCTCGGCCATGATTATTTGGCCCTGGAACATGAACGGCTTTTCCTCCAGCAGAGGATTTGCGTTATTCCAGGCCAGGTATTCTTCGCAAGCCGCCATTAGATCGGCTGGAGTTTCGAACATGCGGGCGCGACCAACCGTCGATTTCTTGTCGCCCGAATGAACCATTGGTCTATTAGCCATTAAAAAGCCTCCATTAAGGAGGCCAGTATATCAGGCGCCGTCTACTTTCTTCTCGGCAAACCTGGCCGCGAAGGCTTTAACCTGGTCGATGCCGAATACTGCGACGGCGCCACCGATTGCGAAACACCAGCCGTTAGACAGGCCGAATGCCTCTACTGCTGAGCCTGCCATGAAGGTAATAATCCCGCCTGCGCTAACCTCCCACAACGAGGTCCAGAATGTTCGCTCGCTATTTCGGAACGCCATCACGGTGCTTAGCAGCACGTTCATGATGGCCGCCTTGACAGGCTCAGGTATCGATGCCCAAAGTTGTGACAGTACGGTTGGATCGCCAGTAGGGTCGCTCATGGGCTTCTTCATGTGTGAGTGTCTAAAGTTGTGGATAGTAATCCCTTTGACCAGATAATAGCATTTTCGGTTCGCTGGCTAAATGGTGGCATTATTCAGCAGCAGGCACTCTTGATAATCGGCATTATCAGAATACAACTTGCCGCACCCAATCATTATCTGGTAATTGCGCTCGTACCATCGCTCATCATGCACGCGGAACTGCGAAGAGGTGGCGCATCCGGAAAGTAGCATAACGACAATGAGAAGCAGGCGCATGGCAAATACCTCTCTGGGTTTTGCTTAGTATGCGCGCATTAAAAAGCCCCGATTTGAGCATTTCACCTTTGGCGCTGTTCTGCCGCGATGAGATAGGCTTGGGGCGTGTGTTGCGTCCGCGTGATGCGGGCATTTGGCGTTGGTTGATCTCGATGTTTTCCCATTACCGCCAAAAGGCTCGACCTTGCTACAGGTTGGTGTGGCCCGACGCTGAGAACGCCGTTTCGATTTCCACTAGATACAGTCACGAGCAAATCATAACATATGCACCAAACTGCAAATATTCTGTACTTTTTGCGCGAAAACTGTAATTTAATGCGCATTCTTAGGAAAAACGTTCAGGCAAAAAGAAGCCAATCGGACGGTTCACGATTGGCTAAAGGTGCAGCTAAGCGAGGAGGGGTATTCGCTTGCCGCTATTATTGCACAGTTTTCCGCTTAGGTGCTACACGGATACGCAATTCCAAATCATGCTCCCGCTCAACCCAGTCATGGATAAACTTTCGCAGCTTATCCCCAGCATCATCATCCAGCGGCAACGTAGAAAGAAACCGCTCATACCGCGCATACCCAAGCTCGCACATGGTCATCATCGCCATTGTGTTGATTTGGTCTAGGTCGTTGATTGTGGTCATGGTCTCGCCTCTAGATTATCTTTCCAATCGCCAACAACTTCGCTGACATGGATATCAAGATACTCCCAATTTCCCATTGGTTTGCCTTGATTCCAGCATTCTCCACGATCACAAACCAAAGGAGCTATATTCCACCAAGACCACCATCCATCCTTGTCTTGTGCGAGCCAATTAGCCCATACTGGAGCGTCTTTCCATTCTGGTTTAGTCACTTCTTAGCCCTCCACCAATACCAAGCATCTGCAATATAGCGATACGGCCAGCAAATAGTCCAGATGCCCCACGCAGCTAGCCATTCGTACCAAGGGTCCAGATGGCCCATGGAATTGATCTTGTAATTGAATACCAACGGCCAGTACGAGAAGAACCCGACTGCCAGGTAGATTGAGATTAGGGTTGTCATGGTCTGGCCTCTAGCGTTTGTCTGTAGTCTGGATCTTCTGGGTCATCAACAAGATCATATGTTCCCCCACTGTCAAGCCATCTGTCAGTGCTAAGGCTAAGCTTCGGCCTATTCTCGTACCAATACCAGCAGCCGTTCTTATCCATAGCTAAATAATTTGCGTAACTCGGAGCCTCACTCCAATTAGGCTTGCTCATTTCCGCACTCCTAGCGACCTTTCACACGCCATCGACTGCAACCACTCCAACTCATGCCCCTCAATCAACACGGCATGCTTGACGATCTTCTGCGTTGACGTGATAGCCGTATTGCTGCCTACAAGCGCATACTCGCCGGATTCGTAGACTAGGAATTGGCCGGGCTTGAATGCGGATGGTGCTCCTTTTGTCCAGCGCGGGATTACGTTGATCATTGGTTAATCG